GTGAATTACCCACGCATTTCAAACCCAGTTCAGCAACCCTTACAGAGCGTCTTCGATCCTCAGCTGAACAGCCGAGCCAGACGCTTCCTGCGCAGCGCCAAAGCCGACTCCACCCTCAATGCCTACCAAGCCGATACCCGTATCTTCGTGTTCTGGTGTCAGTTGCATGGGCTCGATCCGCTGCAAACCACCCATCATGACATCATGAACTTCCTGGCGGATCAGGCCGACGGCATCCTGGCCGACTGGGTCTGGCTGGACAAGGAAGAGGGGAAGGGGGAGCTTCGCAACGGCGATCCCCGCAAGCCAGCCACCCTGGTAAGACGGCTCGCCGGCATCCGTTATGCCTTCAAGCAGAAGGGGATCCACCCCATGCCGACCGAGCATGCGGAGATAAAGGAGATGATGCGGGGCATAGTGCGGCTCGGTGACAACCGCAAGCGCAAGACGGGGGCACTGACCCTGCAACCGCTGGCCTGTGTGCTCGACGAAATCGACACCGGCAATCTGGCGGGATTGCGGGATTACACCCTGTTGTTGCTGATGTTCAGCGGCGCCTTGCGACGCTCGGAGGCCGCAAGGATTGAGGTGGATGACCTCAACTTTGTGGGGCAGGGGATCCGTCTTCGGCTCAAGCCAAGCAAGCATCAGCTGCATGAAACGGAGATCGCCCTGGTGCCCGGCAAACAATATTGCCCGGTATCGGCACTGGCGCGCTGGCTCAAACAGAGCCGGATCCATGAGGGGGCCCTGTTTCGCCGCATGAATCGCTGGGGCCAGCTCACCCAGGAACCGCTCGGCCCGCAAGGCATCAACCTGATGATCAAGCGGCGCACCGGTCAGGCCATCGACGATCTCCAGGTCAGCGGCCACAGTCTGCGCCGCGGCTTTATCACCTCGGCGGTGACCGCCGGCAAACCGATGAACAAGATCATCGAGGTCACCCGCCACAAGGACATCCGTACCTTGCAGGAGTATTTCGACGACGCTCACAAGTTCTCGGATCACGCCCTGGATGGTCTGCTGTGATATAACCGCGTCACTCTATAGATTACGTTAAATGAGGTTTCAAACTAGCCCGCGCTGGAATTACCCAGTTATGACGGTTTGATGCACATGGAACGTAATCTAACTAAAAATTTCATATTTCGCTGGTTTGAGTGCGGATTTAACAAGGAAGAAACGGCAAAACTTTGTTTTGTATCTGTGACAGAGGTCACATCATGGGATGAGGGAAAAGAGATCCCGCCTGTATGTAAACGAGTCATGAGGATGGCAGCAGGTAGGGAGCTACCGTCCATATTCGAGAGGTACTGGGAAGGCTGGCGGATGTCTGGATATCACCTCATCACCCCCGCAGGTTCCCAAATGACCAGGCAAAGACTCGAACTCATCGACATCATGGGCGCAGACCATTTCAAACGGTGGAAGTCACCGCGCAAGAAACAGCGCTATTACAGATAAAGACAAGGGGCCTGACGGCCCCTTCGTTTTTTCAGTGGTTTGTGCCAATGGGAAGCACCGAGTTGAATTCCCCCCGTATTACTACACGGGGGGCAAACCGGCTGGCGCTGTGAGTGCAGCTTGTCTTCGACAGGAGACATAGGAAAGCGCTGTACGTGCCCTATAGCCTTCGGCTGGGCACTCTAGCGGGGCAGTAAAGACGGTTTAGCAGGGAAGGGGGTGGAGCCGGGCACGGGGACGGATTGGCGTGTTCCGGCGCCGACCTACGTCATTTCAATTTAACGTAGGGGAGCGCCTTATAGGGGCTTACGCCCCTGTTCTGCGATGAGGATGATCAGTGCCATTGAGGGTTAGCCTTGTAGAGGTCCTTGGCGAACTGGCGAAGAAGGCGAATATGAACCCACTCAGAAGGATAGTCCTTATCATCCTTAGGCAACTTCACAAGACGTTCCAACAACTGCAAGAGGAAAAGATAGGAATAGCCTTGGTCATCAAGATCTACAAGCTTAAAAAACCGCTCCTTGAGTTCAAGATAAGCAGGATGACCAGAAATGACAGGCATATAGACAGCCCAAGCCTCATGGGCACGAGAGAGCTTGGGCTCAGAATGGACAGGAGTTGGTGCAGGCAACGGCAGATCAACCTGCTTATGGCTATCGCCCTGGACGGGCTCGCCAACGACAGGCAGGGAACCGGTTTGTCTGTATAAAGAAATCAAATGCCGGACAGCTTCAAGGCATCCGTCCGGCACCCTCACCATGGTAGTGTCCTCCCCTTTGGGTCGGCCTGCACCTGGACGAGCTCCACCGCGTTTAGCTTCCATTTTACACCTCTCAGTTTGAATTCCGTTTACAAGAATCATCATAGCACAAAGTTGATTAACGTAAACAAATTTCAAAATAAAAAGTGATCGAGCTTAAATTTCAGGTCGTCGCGTCGTCGTCCGCTAGGCCGCTCCCTCCTTGCTTCCTCCCTTATCAGAATCCTTGGTAGAGAACGGGTTCAAAAGTGCAGGAGAAGGCATGACAGTAGCCTTGGGCTCTTCGTATTTAGTGGGCTGGCAGAAAATAGTGACAGAATCACCGGTCTCTACGTTGTAGAGCTCGGCTTGGCAGTAACGCTTATAACGAACGGCATAACCCATGGAGTAAAGCTCATCATTGTTGGTGTGGTACTCATCGCCGTCTTTTGTGAAGAGGGAAAGAGTGATCACGCCGTTCCCCTGGGTGTCGAGTGATTCGCCGGTAACGTAGACGGCCTTGGCGTTATAGGGGTTCACAAAAACAGGCTTACTAGGAGATACCTTGTTAGAGCGACCAGTGCCCACATTACCAGTAGTGCCCGAACTACCTTGAACAACCACAGCAGGATCCGTTTCAGGAGTTGCCACAGACGAATTACCAGCGATTTCAGCATTAAGCTTGTCGGCCTTAGAAAGGTTGTAAAAAGCAAAACAAGCGAAGATGACAATAAGTAACGCATAAAAATAAAAGACGGGCGAGCTGAAAGGGCCTTTAGACTGACCTGATTTAGTATGCTTGCCGGTCTGGGTTGATTTATAGAGGAGGAAAGCCGCCAAAGGTACTTTCTCACGATAGACCGGAGAGTTCGCAGAGGGGACACCATTAGAGCGCGGATTATGTTCATATATCCTCGGCTTACGCTTATACCAGAAAAATGAGTCCTTATTGGACTGAGCCTTAGCTAATTCAGCACAACCCCGAACCATAGGAGCAACATCATTAATATCAGGTGTTACACATACAATATCCCAGTTAAACTTTCGATGACGCTTAAAAGCACCATTCAAAGTCTTGGGATATACAACACGACCATTACTATCAAACAATAAAGAACCGGTATCATCATAATCACAAGAATCAAATTGCTCAGGCTTACAGGCATCAAGCGCGGAATAATAATCATCTATTAAACCGGCTGGGAGCTGGTCTTTATAAGATTCAATAGACTGGTAATCCAAATCGGATTCTTTCCATGACTTGTCAGGGTAAATATCCTGAACTTCGTCCATGAGAATAAAAGAGCCAACAGGCGCCCAGTGAAACCAACGCCGCCAGAGGCGCAAAGCATCATCGTGAATGATATTGATACGATAGAGGCGGGTAGAGTCTGGAAACTTCTCTCCGAGCCGCTTTTCGATATCCTCGAGGGGATAACACCCCTCAAGGTTGGTGATGCAGATACGACCCTGACGAAGAGCAGGGAGCAAATCATACCAAACAGCGGAGGCGGACTTGTAAGAGCCATTAGGCCCGTGACGAATGACGACGGCCATATCACCACCCCAAGAAATTCAAAGCAAAGCGAGTAACAATAGCGTGAAGGATCATGTTCATGCCATCGACCGCACCGGATTGGAATAGGAACCACTGGATAGAGGACGGTAACGAACTCATGAGCGGTTGAAGGATGCCGGATATATTGAAGTCCTGGAGGATCTGCTGGGCGATGGAATAGCCCAACTGGATCATCATGAGTTCGCCCTCAATCTTGAGATAGAGGCCAATCTCAACCACATAGGCCAACGTTCTGGACACGATGTAAGGAACTCCATCCGTAAAGAACGAATGAATATCGACCATCATCCCTGATACCCAATTTATGAATTCCGTTATCATAATTCATTTCCTATTCGCGATGATGTAGACCGCATACAGGGCACAGAGAAGAAGGACAACGGCGGCAAGGCCCATATCCAAGATCATCTGAAACGCCCCCATACCAAAAGGCAAAGCCGTTCCGTGCATATTCAGCGTCCACTCATCAGGTTCACCAGATGCGGACAACTCAGTGAACTGGAGAGAGGTCTGAAACTCAGTGGCCAAATCTTTCATCTTCTGGATGGATTCGGCTTTCTTATCTTTGATTTCTGTAAACGAAGATTCAGGTATCACGCTCTCCCAAAAAGCACCAGAGCCTGCACCTGGAACAAACGGGCCATCCCCTGTCTCTTCCTCGTCCAGTTTGTCGGAGATTTGTTGAAGCGTATCCTTGATGCCATCCAGCTTGGTGTTACCTTGGGCCTGTAAAGAAGCGGAAGCACCACCGCCACCGCCACCAGTACCAGACTTGATGATGGCGTTCTGGAGATCCTTGGAGATATTGGAAAGAAGATTGCCGGTTGCGGCGTTCTGGGAAGAAGTGGCCTTGATCTGAGCATTGGCAGAATCAGCAATGGTTTTAGTTACATCTTTCAATGTCGCAGTATTATCAGGGCCTGTAGCAGTTGGCTGGACTGGCGTGTTAGTCGCAGAAGAGGCGGCATTGGCCAACTGGTTCAGGGAATCAGTTGTCCCTTGTGACGTAGTGGATTCATCGACAGGCTGAGCAGGAGTACCACTGGCTATCTCTGACTCACTCGATACAGGCTCAGGACGAACAACAGGACAGGTAGACCCCGTAAAGGTATAAGTACCCGTCCAGGCACCACTGGAGAGCTGAAGAGAGCTACCAACAGTGGTAATAGAGCACTGCCCGAAGCACTTGATTTCACCAGCGGTAGATCCAACTGTAGGGCCAGCCTGATAGAAGAACTGCGAGCTATTGGTCAGCCCAGCAGCAGCGCCACAGTTAGGAACACATGTTTCCTTGCCATCACTCTGAATACGTACAATAGCGCCCATTTTGCAAACCTTAGGTGAAGTCTGACAAACTTGTGTGCCATTTAATTCAATAGGACCGGTAGTAAAGGTTGGTTTTCCATCAGGTGGACAGACGTATTTTTCAGAGCCGCTAGTGGTATAGGGAGCACCCCAACGGAGTTGATAAGCAAAGCCAGAAGCATTCCAAGTACAATAATATGTTTTTGTAGCTGTACCTATAATGGTGCAACCATTAGAAACCCAAGAAACAGAGGCCTTAGAGGCGCATTCTGCCATGGATATATTGCCGTAGTTAGAGCCATTGGAAATAGTGCAAGAACCAATTGCGCCCGGATTTAATACATAAGTAAATTTTGCTGGGGCAGACTCAACAGCAAAGGATGAATAAGAAAAAACGAATAAGAGGGCGAAGATCCATTTCATAAAAAAAAAGGCGGGTTTCCCCGCCCCCTCGTGTTATCCGGAATAGACCCCTGACGTAAAGCCCAGAACGAAACAGAGGCCTATGCCAAGGGCCCACAGGAGGCCCGGGAACATTACTTACGTGCCCAGGAGAGCAGCGCACCCACACCGAAGGTCAGCAGGGCCAGAGCGACCACACCAACAACGACGAGATCGACGTTGGCCTCGGCCTGAGTCTTGGCGGCGGCGAACTCGGTCGCGATATCCACGGCGAAAGCAGAGGAAGAAGCGACAGCGGCGGAGGCAACAACAGCTACCGGAGCGGCGTACTTACGAACAGCGTTGATGATTTTCATAGCAATATCCTTTTGAGTGAAATCAATGTTTACCGAGCCAACGAACTACTCGACCCAAGCTATGACCGGCAAAAAAAGTCAGCAGCATGAAACCGAGATACTCATTAGCGAGGTTCTGGTCAAATTCAGATAATGCGCCTACTTGTGCTCGATATTGGTCAGGTGTAACAAGCACATATCCCGTACAAGTATTCAAACCGTCAGCAGTGACGATTAACTCGCCTGTATCAGAGACAAGAAGGCAGCTCATCAGAACTTGCTCTCAGTCGCGGATTTTTCATCCTTGACCAAGGGTTTGGCGGTAGTCTTACCGCCGAACTCATCTTCCACCGGCAAATCGGTTTTGAAGCCGACGACGATGTTTTTGGAGAAGTCACGAGGATCCGATTCAAGGATCAGCGTCACCGGAACCAGCTTGGGACAAACAGCCATATGAGCCAGAACGGCAGGGTCGTTCTTGACCGGAAAGCTCTTAGCCTGAAAACCCCAGTTGCGAATAGTGCATTCAGCCATATCTACATTATCCGCAGGCACGATGTATTCCAGGCTGGCGAAGTCATACGGCTTAGGGGAACCCGATTTACGGGAAATGCCTTTACCGTGAGTGACACACAATACGGTTACGTTGTTGATCTCAGACATGGTTGTACTCTCCAGTGATTAGGCCCTCTGTTGTGGGCGTAGCGAACAGCGAGCAACGGCCATCCAATATTTCAGGCGGCAGAGGCATTAATAAACGAGCAGGAACGTCATCAGGTGACAAATGAGACGTCAATTGATTGATAATTGATTCAAAATTCAAACCTTCAACATGGGCCATATAATTGAGCATACGACCAGCCATTTTCGCCATATTGGCAACCGCAGCATCCCGACCAATACGGAATTTGTTCTTGAAGGTAGTAATACGTACCGGTTCAACCGATTCATCGACCATGGCGGCCAACCACTCAGCGAACTGGGGATACATACCAGCAAAATAAGGGTCAGGGTTAATCAGAACATCAAGCGGAATAATCCGGTCTTTGCTATGAAGCTCACCCTCAGCACGAACCCAGTTAGGATATTCAACAGATGAAAGCTGTTTACCTTTTTCATAGGTGCGGCCACATTTGCCATTGATGCGTGAGCCGATATAGAACGAGCAACCAGACGAAGCGATAAGACCAAAGCGCTTAGCCAACCCCTTGACCATTTCAGGGATAAGCTCACCGGCTTCAATTTTCATCCACTTAGGGGCGTTACCACGGGACGGATGAAACGCGCCGTTCTTAGCCGCTTCTACGGCTCCAGAGTAAGTAATGATCTCGCCGTTGTAGTCGTCCAACGCCAAGTCGACACGAGTAATCCGAATACCTGGAACACGCTCCATAACACGATACAGAGCGACGAAATCGAGAGCGTCACATCCAGTACCAGAAAAGGAAACGAAACATCCATGGTTAGCAGCGCCCCAAGCGACCAACCCAGCAGGCACCCCATCAACCATAAGGTCACCAGAGAAACTGTAACCATGAACACCGCCACGACGAGGACGAATACCAAACCGTGGAGCCGGTATCGGTACTCCAATTTCGTGGTTGAGCTCATCAAAGAAAATCTCCAATTCGTTGCAGCAGAGAGAATCAAAGAATTGAATCCCGTATGCATGAATCAAATCGTTGTAGGCGTCGTAATACTTAGCATCGGGATTGAGCTCGAGAGTTGATGCGTCGAGCAGCTGGCCAAGAACGGCCTTAACTTCGGCATTCATACGGCGACTAGCGTCATTCTTGTAGGAACGACGAATATTCGACTCCATGGCTTCGTACATGGAGGCCGTGAGAATAGCCCTTGCACCGTCTACAGTGGCTTGAGGAACAGGCACATCACGCAGAACGCGAGCATCGTCTGTAGTAGGAACGGATCGAACATAAATCAGCCCCTTGTCAGTAGCCTTGGGCCGGATGTTGCGAAGCAACATGTGAGAATGCTTATCGAAAGCCGGTACCGACTTAAGGATGGCACCTTGCTTGGCGAGTTCTGCCACACGTTTGAGCTCTTCCGGACTCCAGGTGAAGGAAAGGAAGTCGTGTTTTGTCTTATGACCAGTCATCAAAGAAGACTCCCTGTTCATAGAGAACACGCCACGTATCGTCGGTCACTTCTACCGGTTCAAAATCGGTATCGGGATAGTTACAAGAGAGGTAACGCATGCACGAACCGAGGTCAGGAAACATCTCAACCTGACCGGCAACACTGGCAGCAATCCAGCCGGTCGGCTCCTGCTGCCAGTAGAGGTTACGTTTCATGGTCGGTTGCATAGTCATTGGGCAAATCCAGAGTCAGCGTTGAAGTCGAGTTCACGCTCGGAAGAGAAGGGGATAGGCAAGTCAAAAAGCGAATCAGGGTAATCCCCCTCAACAATGCCCATGGAACCGCAGTCACGGCAGCCGTCACCACTACACTCAGGGCAGACGTGGTAAATCGGGATTTGTTGCTGTAGGGTCTGGCGTTCCATGTGAATGCACCTAGTAACTCGCTTGATAGCTAGTGTTGTAGCTATTAAACGTGCTAGGTGCAAACACAAGAAATAGTGCAAAATTAGAGGTAAGAAACAAGCAAGCTAGCTAACTGGAGGAAATTAAATGGACTCAAAAACGCTAATGGCGGCCTACATGAGAGCCAAAAACTACACGAAATACAGTGAAGTTTGCCAAGACCTCGGTTTTAGCAGTGCTCACATTGCTGACATAAACCATGGACGTAAGCAATTCACTGATGAAACAGCAATTTTCCTCGCAGAAGGCGCAGGACTGGATCCACTAGAAGTAATGATTTCACTTCAAGCCGTAAGAGCTAAGACACCAGTGGCAAGAGCCGCATGGTATGACGCGTTAAAAAAGTACTGCGCCAGCACAGGGACCGCGCTGGCAGTGGGCTTGATGACGATGGGAACAGTTAGCCTGGCAGGAACGCCAACCGCGCTTATCTCTTTTTTATGTTAA